GTATTTTCAGACTTTCCAGACGGTCGTTGAAGATCGTCACACCGTCACAATATACGCGATACATTAAAGCATCGCCTCCTGCCACGTGAAAGAAATCGTTCCCGTTCCTGTGACGGTGACAATGTTTTCACCTTCTGTCAGTTCCAGTTCAGGAAGCGTGTACGATCCAGCGCCCAAATCCCACACGTTTGATTCCTGATACACAATGTTCATGCTTCCGGTGGTATCAATTGATACTTCCGGCACAGCACGTTTTCGCCCGTTTGTCAAGGTGATTGACTGTGTTCCTTCTACCGCCTGTGTCACAACGGTTTTTGCAATCCTGTATTTGTACGGTTCACATTCGCATTCCACGCTGACCGTTCCAACGCCTTTTTCGCTGGTAAAGCTGGATACAAAGCAGCGCCCCATATAAAAGAATGTGGGATCATCGTCAAGGATGATCCGCACCTTTTTCCCGTGAATGGCGTTTTTGATGCGGGAGAATAGCGAAAGAAATTCGGTCATGCTGGCAAGCGTCGTAAATTCAAATTTGTGCGTGACGTTATCATATTTCGGTTCGCCGAAAAAGTCGGTCAGATCAAGCACTCCGTCAGCGCCTTCAACGTCAATCGTTTTCGTTTTGACGTTGGGCGCTCCCATTTCCTTTTTACTCAGAATAAGCCCGAAATCATCCGATGAATGATATAGGCCAAACCGAATCCCTTTCATTTAGTCCTCCTTTACTGCACCTTTTCCCATCCAGCAGGATATGCAGCAGCCGTGTGAACGGTATTGTCATTCAGGCAACGCCAAACATTGCCGTTATCGTCCACATAGCATTCGCCTTGCATATACATTCCGGATGTTCCGTATGCGTCAACCCACCGTTTTGCCTTTGCCGGATCAGTAGTGTGCGCAAGTCCCCACAATGCGCGAAGGGTAGAGGGCCTACCGTCATAATTCGCTGCGTTGTACGGCTGCAAAAGAATCCAAACCTGCTCTTCATCCGTCACAGGTGATCCGACCGGGAACGTGCTGTAATCGCGCGTTGGTTCAAATGCAGGCACGCAATATTCACGGTCGATAATTTCCGTTCCGTTCAGGATTTTTGCTTCTTCTCTCAGTTTCAGCGCGTCAGACCTTCCAAGGCTGCGAAAAACATCCGTCATTCTCACGCCATTTGCACTCCTTCCTGATAGGCCATTTCATATTCCAGTTCGCGTTCAATCAGTTCCTGAATTTTCGCGTCCTGTGCAGCGATTTGTGCAGCATAATCGTCATCCGTTTCCGTCTGTTCTTCCTGCTGATACAAAACGTATTTTTGCTTCGTCACTTCTCGCCATGCTGGAATTCCTTCTTCGTCCACAACGTATTTCTGCCGCCTTCCGCCGTTCGTAAGCGGTTCATACTCATAATGACCAACTTCCGGTATTGCAGGATGGTCGATCCATTCTTCATCGACCAGATAGCCCTTTTTCAGGTCAAAGCTCTCGATTTCCGCGCCGTTTTCGTCGATGTAAACCATGATTCAAACCTCACTTTCAAACGCTCAAAAAACAGTTTCACGCCGTCAACAACCAAACCTGTGATTTCCGTTCCGTTAAAAACGATTTTTTCCAGCTGTGTTCCGTTGAAATGCACAGGAAGAAGCGTTTTTCGAACAAACGTAACGCGCGCTTTCCCGTTTGTTTCCGCTGCGCTTCCTCCGCCTGTTGTCGTTGAAGGATTGTATGATTTGCCCATATATGTAAATGCGGCGCAACCGTCTATATACGACGATCCACCGCCGCCGCCCTTGATGCCTGCATAACCTCCATACCATCCAGCGCCGCCGCCCGTCATGGCCTTTTGATTATCTCCATCAACCTGCGAAACAGCAGGTCCACCAAGGCCGAATGCATAGCCTGTAGTTTGCGAACCACCAGCGCTGGAACTGCCAGAGCTGCCGGATAAGCCGCCGCCATCACCGCCGATGCCCATACCTCCATACGTGCCATCCGTCGCAGCTGCACCGCCGCCGCCTGCAACGATAAGCACCTTGTTTTTGTTGCTTGATAAGCTGGAAAGAACGCCACTTACCAATGCCATATGTGTACATCCTGCGCCCGGATGCTTGCCGTACCAATGCGCTGGATTGGTAGAGCCAGAACCATCCTGACCGCCGTTATACCTGTTTCCGTATTCGCCATCTTTGCCACCACACTGTCCGCATACGATGTAAACAACCGTTCCTTTCGTCAGCCTTTTGTATCCGGCAGCATAGCCGCCTTTCGCGCCCTGATAGCCGCCGCCCGGCCCCCAGCATTCCAATTTATAAATTCCGTCATAGGGGATAGTCAGAATTTGCACGCCGCCTGTGTATGCGTAATCCGTATAGCTTCCTTCTTCCGCCGTAATCGCCATCACATCAACCCCTTACAACGTCGTAATCGTCAGCGTCGTTCCGGACAATACCATTTTTGCAAACGTTGTGTTTCCGATGTTCACGCCGCTATCGACCAGACCGCCGTTTTCATCGTAAGAAGCAAGATTTCCTTCCGTAGCACCTGGAACTGTAACAGCCAGCGTGCGCGACATGTCAAAAAGCTGTACAGGCTCCGAAATCGTCGTGCCGGATACTTCCACGCGCCAAAGTGGCATTTGGTCAAGCGTCGCTTTATCTCCGACCAAATCGGACTGTGTCAATGCAGGATCAGACGGCGTTCCGGTCGTTTCCGTTCCGCGAATCACCTTAAACGTTCCAGTTTCAATCAGAGTCGAAGAATCCTTTGAGTATTCAAATACAATCAGATCGTTTCGCTTGTATGTCTGGCTTGCGCTTGCAATCTGCAAATCGACATATTCGCCGTCAGGTATGCCAGCAGCAGCGCCGTTATCCATCAGCTTACCGTCGTACAATCTTACTGTATTGTTGCCGATGTATTCAGCCTTGAGCTTTTTCCCGACAGGCAGAACATAGCGACCAGCACCGACGATTCCCGCATTGATACCACGGTCGTTTTCAGCCGTGACGTGCGGTTCTCCGTGATAGCCTGTAATCAGATAATTTGCCATGTTTTTTCACCCTTTCCAGTTTTATAATCAATCGTGACAATGCCATTGATGACCGTTACAATTTTTTGCGTAACAGGTACAGCAACTGTCACGCCGCTTTTGATTTCCTCTGCGCCGACAATATCGCCAATATCAAACGATACGCTGTTGTTATCAAAGGAGATTTCAGCCGTATCATTGTCGTGCAGTTCTTTCATTCGCTTTTCGCCGTATGACCGCAATTCTTCCGACGTTGCGACCGCTGAAAAATCGTATATTTCCGCGATTTCGTCAATCCCTGTGTAATACTGTGTATCGCTGATGTTCCCGAACTGGTCAGCGTACAAGTGCAGCACCTCGCGCGATGATAATTCACCGCTGCCAAGGCATATCAGATGATTGACCTTCTTCGCGTGCTGCTCGACTGTCAGCGCTGCCATATCGCTGTCAATAGGGGATTGCGTGTAATCTGTTACAGGAACGGCAGAAAGAACGATTTTTCGATTGTTCCATCTGATTTGCAGCTTCGCTCCGTTGTCTGAAAGCATATCCCGAATGCCGTCGTAGCCTTTGCAGTAACGTTCAAACCGATACGGCGCTATGCTTACGGAAGAACAGCTTTCCACGCTGAGCAATTCGGAAATTCCGAACCGCTCAATCAGCGCGGAAATCGCTTCGTTTGCATCTCCTGAAACGGTGTAATAATCCTGTCCTGCGTCCGGCTCGATGATTTTGCTTTGCAGAATTCCGTGAAACGTGCGTCCCATGTATGTTATTGTTTCCGTATCCGTTCCGGTTTTTCGTGCGTCAATGATGCCGCCGTATTCTGTCCCTTCGATATACACAAAATCGCCGAATGCCAGCGCAGGTTCATTCGCACCAAGTGTCAGCTCAAAATTGTTTTCGTCGCTTCCGAAAGACAAATCAAAATTGTACGCGCCCAATATGCCTTGATCGATTCTTTTTGCGTCTGTATAAATCAAGTCCATTTGGGTTCGCTCCTTTTCTCGATGACGGTCAATTCAAAGCCGAAATCGCCAGACCATGTTACTGCGTTTTTACCTGACGGAATCGGTTCAAAAATGTAGCTGTCGCGACTGCGCTTGTCAAAATAATTGACCGTGTTTCCGTATGCCGTTTTCAGCGTGATCGTTTTCGCCATGCTGTCAATCAGCAGCGTTTCACCGTTTCCGACCGTTCCGTTCACTGTGTAAGCATGACCGCCTATATTGACGGTAGGATTGATGCATTCCCCGTAAATCAGCAGCCGGAACGCGCTGCCGGAAAAAGAATCGCACACGATGCTTCTTCCGTTCATTCGCACAGCGTATTCGTACGGATGATCAAACGAATTATCCATACCGCCGATAGACGCGCCTGAACTGCTAGCAACGGTAGAATAAACAACGTCCATATAGGCGCTTGCGTCGTTGTATATTTTCGTTACAGGATTGATTGTTTTCAGCGCATAAAATAGGGTAGTGGATATTTCCGTTTCCGTAGGCGTTGCAAGCGGATAGATAAGCTCAAAATCGCCGCCAGTCAGCATGGCAAGAACGTCGTTATTGGTTGTTAATGAATCATCACGAATAAGCAGTAGTTCAGACCGCGCAAGCGCTATGCTGTTGTTTGTCGCGTTTACGTCCGAATATTTTTTGACAACGTTATATTTCGTACACATCGAATTCGGATAAGCTGCATTTGGTGCTGAAACGCCGCTCATCATAACTCTCCATGTTGCTTCATCGCCATTCTTTTTAATCGTTCCAAATTGGCTTGATTCGTTGATCACGCCAACTCGCCGAACGATTTTAGCTGTTCCTGCGTCCGCATCATATTCGATCGTGTCTGCAATCCACTGCTGACCGTTTTCGTCTGTGTAATTGCCGCCACTGTCAACAGGTATTCCATGCAGACCATATCCGACGCTGATTTTTGCTGTTTTTGCGTTTGTATCTTCAAATGATTTCCCAACGCTTACCGTAACATTACCACTGCCGCCAGCGCTTAAAAGCTCCAATGGCATATCCGGCGAAGGCGTTCCGTCCTGCGTTGTTTTCCCGTATACGGTCAATCCGCGCAACGGTGCTTCCGGCGCTCCGTTCAGCGTGATAACTGTTCCGCTTTTTTTCGCCTTTGGCGTTGTCGCATTGGTATAAAATGCATACGTCGTGTTTTTGTACCAATTCGGATCGTCACTTGTCAGCGTCAAATCGATTTTGCAAATCTTCCTGTTATCAAGATACCTTGTTTTTTTGCTGGTCGTTACGAATCCGCGCGTGTAATAATCCCCAACAAACACGCTGCCGGGGATGTTTTCCGCAATATCCGCTTCCGTGATTTCAAACAGGCGGTTCATGGCTTCTGCCGCTTGCGCGTTCGTTTTACCGACTACGTACAGCGGGATTTTACGGTTTGTGGTTTTTCGGTAAAATCGCGAAATTCGGTTGTTTATCGTTTCATGCGCCCATGTATAATCGCGAAGTTCTCCGATGTTGAGATATACACCGTTTTCAAGCCCGGAAAACCGTTGCCCAAGGTGATTTTCGTATATAAAATTATCCAGCATTTAACCCACCGCCTTGACCATTCGTGCAAATTCGCGATTGTTGATTTTCAGCGACGTATCTTCAAGCGCATCTCGCATATTTCCACCCATGTTCGCTTCCATTTTTTCCACTGCTTCAACCATTCGTTCTATTGCGTTCACAAGTATTGCGTTCTGACTGGCAACGGCCTGCGCGACATATCCCTGCAAAACGTCGATAGGTGCAACGGCTTCCGGGCCAGCTTCTCCGACCATCGTATTTCCAAGCCTTGTATCAAAAAACGTCGGCTTGCTAAATACACCGCCTTTAGCAAATCCAATCCCGTTTCCAGTTCCGTCATAATAACTTTTTCCTTCTGTTGCATGCCCTCCGCCCATTCCGCCTGTTCTTATGTCCATTTCTGTAGCAGCGTCTTTTGCTCCTTGTTCATTTGCGTTTAGCTTTGTGCTTACTCCAATTGAAAGCGAAATGCCTTTAACAACATCTGCCCACCAATCAGAAATTGCCTTTTGAATTTCCTCGATGGTTGGCAGCTTAACTTGGAAAATCGAACAAAACAGATCAACAATACCGACCAATACTTTCGCCCACCAGTCAGAAATTCTTTCAATCGCTGTTTTTCCGTCTTCATCTTCTGTGAAAACAGAAAAAACAGATTGAAAAAGGCCGCCAATTGCATTCGTTACATTTTCCCACCAATCCGAAATGCGAACGATAGCAAGATTCCCGTCCTCATCTTCCGTGAATACGCTGAACACGGCCTGAAACAGTTTGCTGATGGATGATGTAACGCCAGCCCACCACGTTGTAATTCTGCTTATAACGCTTTTGCCGTCAGAATCTTCCGTAAAGACAGAAAAGACAGCTTCAAATAAGCTGCCTATTTTTGCTTTTACATCATCCCACCATGTGGAAATATCGTTTGCCGTCGTTTCCCAATCCGGCAATTCTATGGCAAACCATTGAGAGAAAAAGCCTTGAATCATAGGCCATACTGTATTTTTCCATCCGTTTTGAATCTCTGTTCCAATGCCTTCCCAATCTGGAAGCTCAATTCCGAATTTTTCCTTGAAAACGCCTTGAATCTTAGGCCATACGATATTTTTCCATGCGTTGCTGATTGCATAGCCAACGGAAGAAAGCATTCCGGGCAGCGCAGAAACAAGACCTTCAATCAATGCGATAGCGCCATCCAGCACAGAAGGAAGCGTCGATTCAATGATTCCTGGAATTTCAGGGGCAATTCCTTTTATAACCTCAGAAAATCCGCTTGCAATATTCGGAAGAATCTTCGCAACGTTCTTCACAACGTTCACGGCAGAAGAAGCGAAATTCCCAATCAGCATGTCCATATCCTGCGTTCCGTCTGCCATGCCGACAATCATGTTATCAAAAGCAGATTTTGCGGAATTCCAGCTTCCCGAAATCGTTTCTGCTGCTTCCGCTGCCGTCGTTCCTGCAACGCCGTTCGCTTCCTGTATGACGTGAATCGCTTCGTATATATCGTCAAGATTTTTGATATTGTACCGCACATTCACGCCGTTTTGCTTCTGGATTTTCTGCGCATCACGCAAAAGGCGCTGCATTTCGGATCGCGTGCCGCCATAGCCCAATTTTAGATTGTCAAGCATCGTATAGTTTTGCTTTGAAAATCCCTGATAGGCATTTAAGATGGACTGCATATCCGTGCCATACGTGTTCGCATTGTCGGACATATCACGCATAGCCATATCTGTGATTTCTGCGGCTTTTGCTTGATCCCCACCGCAGCTTTTAATCAGCGCGGAAGCAAAGCTCGTTGCTTGCTCCATGTACTGATTCGCCGACATGCCAGCAGTCTTGTATGCGTTTTGCGCATACTCCATCATGGCATCTGCGCTTTCTCCGTACAGCTTCTTAATGCCTCCTTGAAGCTGTTCGTAATCTGCATATCCGGAAATTGATTTTTTGAAAAGCATGCTCGTTGCCGTAGCAGCAGCAGCAAGGCCAACGCCTGCCACCTTTCCGATTTTCAGCGCAGAAGAACCGACAGCGGAAAATGTTTTTGACAGTGCGCTTGCTTTTTCGCTAGTTTCTCCGATTTTCTTCATCGCGCTGTCATTGTTGATCGCGATAGTGCCGAAAAGTTTGAAAATGTCCAAAGTATCACCGCCTTTATACGAAAAAAAGGCCGTGATACTCGGCCTTTTATCGTGTATTTCCTCTTTGTGCGTGCCGCCATCGGTCAGACAGCTTTCCGTCAATCGCCGGAACCAATTCGCCAACCAGCGCACCGGAATCCAGCCGAACCGCCTTTGGCATGATTCGCGTTAAAAAGTCCATAAGGATTCTGTTTTGCTCAATCAGTGCGCGAACGACTGATTCATCCTTTGACTGCACAGCAGCACGGATATATGTTTGCAGCGTTTCAATAGGCGCGATTGCTTCCTTGCCAGCTTCGCCGCCGCCAAGCATGGTATTTCCTATGTTTCCGAATATCGTCGGTTTGTTCAGCACGCCGCCTTGCGCATTCCATTTCACATCAAAGCTGGGCAGCTTCCCTTTACCTGCGATACCATAAGGCGCTTTTCCACCGCTTACAGATATTTTCGGGATTTTCAGATTGCTGAATATCTTCCCGATTTTCAGCGGGAAAAAGCCTTTTATCTTGTCAATTGCTTTTCGTACCGAATCTTTCGCGTCGTTTATCTTGTCGGATATTGCGTTTTTGATGTCCGAAAACGTGTTCCGAACGGTTTTCAAAGCGCCTTTCAGATCGCCAAATTTGTTTTTAATCCATCCAATAGCCGTGCCTGTTGCAGATTTGATTTTCGCCCACATAGACATCCAGAAATCACGGAATGATTTATTGTTGTTCCATAGATAAATAAACGCCGCAACAAGTCCGGCAATCAGGCTCACAACGAGGCCAATCGGATTCGCACGAAGGGCAGCGTTAAAAAGCAGTATCGCAGCACGCACGCCTTTAATCGCTTTCGTAGCAGCCGACATGATAGCGCCCCATTTAAGTACAAGCAAAAACGCGCTGACGCTTACCGTCGCGCCGATGATAACAGCAACCCATGCATCAATCGTGTTTTTGTTGTCCTTGATCCACTTCTTCAAATCCTTTACTTTCTGAATAAAATTTTGAATGTGTGGTATGGATGCGGTAACCATTTCTGCAACTTTTGTCTTGATGGCGGTCAGTATCGGTTCGCCGACACGCCCAAGCTCAGACAACGCGCTTGTAAGCCGTTCGTGCTCTTTGTTTGCGTCGATAACATCCTTGTTCGTTTCCTTGTATTGTTCTGACGCTTTCGAATACGTTCCGTTGAGCGTTTCCATAATCAGCTTTTGCCGTTCCTGTTCTCCTGTGCATGCAGCCAGCTTATCATTAAATTCATCTTCAGATATGCCAGCCCAATTCAGCGCGTCCGCAAGTGGCCCGGTTACTTCGCCAACCTTCGCCGTTTCATTCGCAGCTTCCGTCAGCCCTTCGATGGGCAGCGAATCGCCGAACATAGCGAAAACGCCTGTGCAAATATCCGTCCACGTCTTCAAATCCTTTTCGTTATCCGTCATCACTGCCAGATGGTTCGCTGCTTCCACGGATACGTCCGTATCGCCCAGCACGGATTGCAGCGCCTGATATGTTTTCGTTGCCGCTTCGGATGAATGACCGTTCGTGACAAACGCTGTATCCAGCTTGCCCATTTCCGTTCGGTATTCGCGCGTTCCCTCAATGGCTGCAATCCACGCTGTGCCGACCGTAGCGCCAGCCGTCAAAACGGCTTTCCCGATTGTCAGAGATGCTTTACCGATTTTTTCAAACGCAGTGGATATATTGCTTTTTGTTTTTTCAGCTTCCTTGGATGTTTCGTTCAGCGCCTTTTTCGCCTGATCGTTTTTGATGGCGATGGTGCCAAGCAGCTTAAACAGCTCCACGTTATCACCCCTTCACGAAACGTGAAGCGGCTATCTTCCAGCATTCTTTCCCGGGAACAGCTTGGAAATAATCTTCTCCATATCCTGTTCTGTCATATCCTCATCACTGCCGCCTGTTGTGGTGCTGTCGGCCTTGCATACTTTCTTTCGCCAATCGCTGAACGTATCCTTGGAATAGCTGTGTACATAGGCAATCCACAGCATCATTTCCTGATCTCGTTCGGATTCCGCTTTCCGCTTGTCGTATTCGGCTTGCAAAAATCCTTCGACAAACGTTCCAAATCGCCCTTGATTGATATATCTGCTCATCAAGTCCGTGGGATTGCTGTACGCGCGGTACAGCATATCCCAGAACTTGATTTCACCAATCAGAACAATTTGGACGCAGCCCCGAAAAAATCGTTGTTCTTTTCGTTTCGCACAATATCCCAGATCATCATGGGCGTAGTTCCAAATCCCATCTCTTCGATTTCCGCAGCAGGAATGCCGGAAACATCGGAAAGAAATGCGTATACCTCATCATGCACCTTGTTCATGTTTTTGATAACCGCAACGACAAGACGCATCACGACAGTAACGCCGACTTCTTCCACGGTCTTTTCCTTGCTGACAAGCTGTGCAAAAACTGTGGATAGCTCATCCGGGAAAACCTTTCCGATAATGTCAAGCACAGGCCACAAATCCTTGTCACGCAGTCTGCGAAGGGTATACGGTCTTTCCTTCGTTTCTTCCTGCGTCATATTGTTCTGATCGCTCATTGTTTGTTATCCTCCTTATGCAGACAATTCGCTTGCCTGTGCAGCAGTCCATTTATCCTTTTTGTAGATAAAGATGGCATAGGGGAGCTTGTCAACGCCATATTCAATGTCAGACTGGCATTCAAACGTGCCTTTGAATACGCTGTTCGTCTTGTTCTTCGGCTCCATCGAAAATCCGGACGTGCAAAGCGCATTTTTAAACAGGATAATCAACGGCCTGCCATCCAAGTGCGCACCATAATAGCCGAAACCTTCATAAAAATGTCCAGCGCCCAGTTCCGCAGACGTAATCACGTCATAGTTTGCGTCCGTCGAATTTTTGGCTTCGCCAATAACCATCTTGGCAACAAGCTCTGCCGTCAGTTCCGCGAAGGACGTTTCCATGCTGGCGGTTTCGCCGACCTTTTTTTGCAGTTCCTTGATAGGTACATTTGCACCGTCAAGCGCCGGCATGAAAAATTCCGGCGTGATGGTCAGCGTTCCGCCTTCCTGTGTAGCGCCAAGCAGCGCCGCCTTGATTGCTTCCTCTGTAGGCGCGACCGTTTCGCTGTACGGGACGCCAGCGAAATACACGCCCGGCCCGAATGGGATTTTCGACGGAGTGCCGGAAGTAATGCCGCTATGAATCATTTCAATTCACCTTCCATTCTTGTATTTGCAGATTTATTTTGATGCTCTTTAATTCCGCATCGCCAGTTGGTACGACATAGGACGTATCGTAAAAAACGGCTATCCCTGTGCCATTAGGCAGAATATCCGTATACCCAGCGTTTTGTTCGATTTTTTCACGCGCCTGTTCGAGCATCATCCAATCACCGCGCGTAAATCCACGAAAAACGAACGTCGTTTCGCAATATCCGTTTTCCTCGCGCGTCAGACTGGGAACCTCGTTGTACTCACCGACAAAATAATAATTATCAGGCGGCTTGCTTTTCCATTCCATGAACGCATAGGGGATGGAAAGGCTTTTCATCAGTTCAGCTATGTACGAAAGGCTTGCGATGCTCATTTTTCCATCTTCTCCTTTAGCTGTTCTTTCAGGTCTGCAATGGCCTTTGGCTTGACGAAATTAAACGCATTTTCGAGCGTATAGCTCGGCCTGCGTCCGTTCGTCGCGTGCAATTTCGGATCGCCTGCCGCAATGGCTTTTGCTTCCGCTTCCGTCAGGATTTCGCCGCCGTTGCCTTTATAGCCGTCCTTGTATACCCACCATCCGCGCCGACCGGGCTTGCCGCCGTTTTTGCTGGTATCTGCGTATTCGCCAGTGCCAAACTCTTCCCAATATCCCTGTTCCAGCGGAGTGCCAATAGTAGCTTCGCCTTTGGATTCATCCACCATATTTGCATAGCTTCCGCGCAGCTGCGAACGTTCTGCGCTCGACCATCCCTGCGAACTGACGTTTCTCTTCGCCTGCGCTTCTGCTTCGCTTGCCCACGTATGCAGCCATGCAATGGTCGTATCATTCAGCGCCGCTTTCACCTTGACACTGTAATCCTCAAATTTCACAGGCATTTTACTGACCTCCCGTGAATTTCAGATAGATTTCAAGCTGGCTTCCGCTTTGCATCTCCATTGGATTGTCAATCAGCAGAATATCGTACCGCTTGCCTCCTATGGTCATGCGGCTGTTTTCGGCCTGTATGCCAGAAGCAAGCGGAACATAATCCGCGATGAATACATGTGTGGATTCCTGTATTTTCGCGCTGTACGACGTATATCTTGAATCGCCGGAAGAAAGATCGAGCCAGCCACGGATTTTCTGTGCATCCGTCCACGTTTCCACCTGTTCGCCGATGGCATTTACAGATACCGTTCGCGTTTGGATGGTTGCCGTGATGTTACCGCCGATTCCATTCATAGGCTTACGCCCCTTCCAAATCGTGCGCACATGTACGGCTTTAGAAATCCCGTCAGCGCCTTTGGATAGCCCATGACGGAATTATCTCCTGCCATGTCGAAATACGTCACAGAATGGCGCGAAATGCTTTCTGACGCAACTCCGACCTTTTCGCGGTTGCCAAGCTCCCATTTAATCAGGTTTACAGCGCCCATTTTGATGTCGGCAGGGTATACGATAACTCCATCCTGCATGTAATCTCGGAATGTATTATTGGTGTATCGCAAGATCATCTGTTCAACCGCTTCGAGCCAAACGGTAATAACCGCATCTGTTTCATCCGTCTGCACGAATTGCCTGAATTCCTCTACGGTCATGATCATTTCGAATCACCCTTTACGGCCTTCTTTCGTCCTGCCTTTTGCTGCTCTCCGATGCTGTCCAGATGCCCTTGACATTTGGCAATCACCGCGATTTCCGAATGGGTGATTTCAGGGACAGAAGCCAGCTTGACTTCTGCCCCCACGGTGAACCCGTTATCATCCCATCGCACGGCATAGGTTTTTCCACCGGATAACAGATAAGGCAGGCCGTCAGCAATCACAAATCTGTTCATGCCTTGGCCCTCCTTTCTTTAACCGTTGGTCTTGATCATGCCAATCTTGATGTTCTTCGGGTTGAACGCCAGCGACCAGTTCGCCTTGTTGCCCAGTTCAGCCAGCGTCGGAGATTCTTCCGCAATGGCGTTCACATTCAGCGTAAAACCGTTCGGATGCAGCACACGGCCTTGCTTGGTATAGAGCATTTCAACGCCAGCAACGGTTTCCGGGTCATAATCCGTATAGTAGGCGTTGTTGTAATTGTTTTTAGTCGCGCCCAGAATCGCGCCTTCGCCAAGCAGGAACGTCTTGTATACCGGGAAGCCGGGAGTGGACGTATCAACGGTGTAATTGTTCGTGCAAAGCACGACCTTTCCGTTGATGGTCGGAAGCTCCACTTCCTGCCGGATCGCGTTGCCGACAGTGTACTTCTGGTATTCAACCAAATCCATTTTCTTGTATGCGGCGAGAATCTTGCTGTGCATGACCATCAGGCCAAGACCGCCAGCCATATCGCCAAGCGCCGCTTCTTCCGCATCAATCGCCGTCGTTTCCGTGATCTTGTTCGCTGCCGCAATCGTGCCGGAAGTCACAGAAAGATCGGTTACATGGTCAGCCATTTCAGCCACGCCAAGAACGGCGTTGATGATGTTCATAAGGTCATTTTCCCAAACCTGCGTGTAATAGCTCTGCACGCTTGCCTTGATGTGATCCATCGGGTTCGCGCCGGTCAGCTCCTTTGTGAAATCGTTCGCCTTGAACGCCTTCATGCGCTGGATGAGCATGCAGGTCTGCTTCTTGCCGGAAATCGTGACGGGCGTGTTATCCGTCTTACCGTCATTATTCAGCGCCGCCATGCCTTCGTCCAGAATATTGATGGGCGTATAGAAGGGGAGCGTTGCGACGTTGCCCTTATCGCCAATCAGGCTCATAATGGACGCATCCTCGCGCACCACGCCGGAAGCCAGAATCGGATTTCTCCAATATTCCCCTTCTTTCATCATCGAGCTGAAAATTTCGGGATCAAAAGCGAAACCGCCGAAAGTGCCAGTACGTGCCATATAGTATCATCCTTTCAAATCGTTATCTTGACAGAGAGTTGTAAAGCTGTTCGTTTTTTTGCTTGAGCGCCAAGCGTTCCTCATAGCCCATCGCTCGGAAGGATTCTCGCGTGACCTGCTGTTCGCCGCCGTCACTGCCCTTGAGCCTGTTCGGCTTAATAATCTGATATCCGTCATCGCTGCCGGAAGATTCGAACATGTTCGGTGCCAGCGTTTGCAGAGAAGAAAGCATATCGCCCCAGTCCTTGATTTTGCCGTTATCGTCAAGTTCAATGGTCTTTCCGTCCGATTTCGCCTTTTCGCGCATCTTAAAAAGCAGGTATTCCACATCTACGGCTTTCGCTTCCAGCAAACCGACCTTTGCTTCCGCATTGATCTTCGCTTCTTCCAATTCCGCTTGCAGCTGCTTTACCTGCTGTTCGTATGCCGTCACCTGCTGTTGCAGCGCTTCATTTCCTGTATTGTTTTTCTTTAGTTCTTCAATCAGGCTGTTCGCTTCTTCCAACTGCTTTGTCGTTCCTTCGTGCTGGGTTTTCAGCTTGCCATAGCGGATATCAAGGTTTTCTTCGGATGCCGTGAAGATTTTGTTCTGCTTCATTTCATCCAGTACCGCTGCAATGGTTTCGTCGCTGATGCCCTTGGCCTTGAGAATTTCGCTGATGTTCATAGCAATATTTCCTTTCTTGGTTTACGTATTTTTACAGGATCGTACCTGTTTTGCGTCGTACGCTTCTTTAACGTCTGGCGCGGAAAAGACGATATACAAAAGAGCCATCCTTTCGGACAGCTCTTTATGCCAATATTGCGTTCCATGTATTCTTGCCGCAGATGCCGTCAACCGTCAGGCCCTTTTTCTGCTGGTATGCCTTGACCGCCGCAAGCGTCTTGCTGCCAAATATGCCGTCAACCGTTCCAGCGTCGAAGCCGTTTTGATTCAGCAGCCATTGCAGCACTTTCACCTGCGTTCCACGGCTCCCGTTTTTGATTGTTTTAATCGCAATCGCATCCGATGTGCCTGAAACGGCCTGCGATGGCTCTTCCTTCGTTTCTTCTGTCACGGTAGGGGATTGCACTACTTCGCCATTCAAAACGCCGGGAATCGCCGCCCAGTGCGTCCAAGAACGGCTTTTAACGGCAGTCTTTACAACGCCGTATTTCGCGCCACGCGCTTCGACGGCATAGCCGTTGCCGATGTAAACGCCAGTGTGCGTCATAATGCCGTTACTGTTTTTATAGTACAGCATCACGCCTGGAACATCAGGAAGGCTTGCGATTGTTCCTTTTCTGTCCCATGCTGTTTTGTTCCACTGGCTGTTCGCGCCGCTGACAAGCTCCTGACCTGCATATTTGCATGCGTATCTTGTGAGCTGTGCGCAGTCATACGCCTGTTTTCCATTCCACTTGCATCCATCGCAAGCGCTTTGCTTTCCGGATAACACAGGGCAGTTTATATAGATATTGTTCCTCTGCGCCGGATACGCCTTAGCACGCTCTTTGCGAAATGACGGTGTACACAGCTTTTCGCCATAACCGCCGTAGATATACGCGCATCCCAGCTTGCTGATTGCGTAGTTTGCAATGGCTTGTCCTTTACTCGTTGCCATATTCGTCAACTACCTCGGACGTTCCATCGTCCTTGCATTCCGGCAGGCCTGCAATGGATGTTAGCAGCGACAGCACGCCAGCCAGCAGGGCAGAGGAGCCGACAAGCAACCAATTTACCTCAGACATTACAGCCGTAGTGCCGATTGTCGCAACAGCCGTCTGTGCAATAGTTTTGATTGCGCGAACACCCGCCGCCTTGATCCACGTTTTCCAACATACCTTCATGTTCATTCTCCTTTCTTTTTTGCATCAAAAAAGGACAGCCGTTTGACTGTCCTGTGTTACGCTTTATGATTGGTCACAAGCAACGCAACCACCTTCTTTCATGGCATGAAAAAAGCACCGTGCATTTGCATGGTGCTTACAGATATTTTCGTTCAAGGTTTACGTCAAGGCCAAATTCCTTCAAGTCTTGCCCTCTTGCCTTTAGTTCATTTTTTATGGTGTCAAGGATTTCATAATACGCAAGCTTTTTACCTTTGTAAAAATCATCATCAGCATTTTCTTTTGATTCTTCAAAAGCATCGTTTGCGTTATCAATCACCCTTGAAACGATGTATTTGATTTCTTCTTCATTCATCATATTCACCACGCTTCTTTAACTCTTCGATTCTGTTTTCAATGGATTCTCGGAAGTTCTTGATCTCCTTTTTCCAATGCTTCAACAGTCCGTTTTGTTCACGAACATCCTTGTTATTCCAATCAGGAACGTATTTTTCGGGATTCTCGATTTTCTTTTGATGCTCGGCGATTCGCTCTTTGAAACTCGACAAAGATTTCTTCAATGAAGATGTCTTCTGATTCTGTAAATCCTTTTCACCAAACATCCGAAGGTCTATGCTTATTATACCACTTTTCCCTTGATTTTTCAAGGTTTCTGCGGCTTTTAGGTACTTTTCCTTGAACCCTGCGAAGGTCAGTTTTGCTTTGCTTTTTCCGAATTCTTTGCTGTCATCTGCAAGCAGCCCGAAATAGATTGCCCGTTCTTTCAGCGTTTGCAGCTCTTCTTCATCCATCGCGGCGCGTGCGCGGGTGAGCGCTTCACATCGGCAATTGCAATCTTCTGCAGGATCGCCGAAATCACCCGGATACATCGCGCTTTTTCCGTCCGCTTCGAATCGCTCGTTCGTTTCACGAATCTGTCCGTCAAGCGCCCTGTGCGTTTTGCGTGTCGCGCCGTCCAGCGTTGCGTCCCACTGTTTGACAACATTCGCGCCTTTTTTAACGGCTGTTTGCCGTGCGTCCTCCGTTGCTGCCTGCTGGATTCTGTGTCCCTCAGTGCGAACAATGGTATTCGCCCGGTGCATAGTGATTGACGCTGCCTGACTGATGTTCCGCGCAATATTGCTGTACGTTTCGCCGGACGCAATGCCGCGCGTGATTTCGTTTCGAATAGTGCGCTTGAGCTTCGTAATGTCAACGCCGATGGAAGTATACAAATCTTCCTTGACCTTGGAATCGAGGATGATTGCCTTTGCAGCTGCGTTGTTGTCAATCGGCGCGATGATGGGAATGCCCTGACCTGCAATGTCGTACATCGTGCCTACAAAGCTGTTTGTGTAGCTGTCATTCAAATACTTCTGTATGCTTGTATATTCGTCGCTGTGCAGCTTTTCGAGGATGGCTTCCACCTGCTTTTTTAGCGTATTTTGATATTGCAGATGGTATATTTTCGATTGCGTCAGTTCGCCACCTTGCAAATCCTTGATTTTTCTGTTGATATCCGCAAGCGCCTTGCGATACTGCGATTCAATCGCCTTGAGTACATCCGCTTCGTTTTGCAGATTGTATTCAATGACTTCCTTTTGCCGCTTATTCAATCACTTCACCTTCTGCGCCGTCAGACGGTTCAACGCCCTGCAAAGCCTTTTGTGCCATAGCAAGCCCATCCATATCCTCTTCCTTCGGCAGTCTGCTCTTGATCTCGTTATAATCGATTTCAAGCTGTTCGCAGATGAGTTCCATCATCAGATCATTGCCAAGCTGCGTTGCAAGCGACAGCAGTGTATTGATTTCTGCCTGCCGTTTCTGCGCTTCGAGCAGCGCAATTTGCGCGTTTTCCTGCTCGTTCGTCGGAATCTCCGGATCAAATGAAAAATACACGTCCTTTTGCTGATAATCCGTGCCGTTTTGCTGGTTGATTTCAGCCAGTACAATGCCAAGCAGCTTGCGCAAAAACTGCTTCAATCTGATTTTCAGCTTGTTCGCCTTGAGATCAAGCAGGGAATAGGCGCTCTTGATGGCGATGTTGGTTGTGGCGTTTGTGTCTTTCAGTCCGTCCGTATTCAATCCCATGCCAAAGCGGAAGATGTTCTGCTCGTCGATATCCATCTTTTTCGTTCTGGCTTCAACAGGAATATCTACGGTTTGCGCTTCGATTTTTCCATCCGAAGGCATTCCGATAGCCTTTTTCGCCCGGAAGTTTTGCATCAGCTCGTCCAGATTGTCACCGTCAAAGCCAATCAGAGCATAAGCAACTTCGTTTGTATCTTGCAGGTTGTTGCTCAAGTCGACGTTCATCAGGTCGTAATCGTCAATCAAGTCTTTGTACATCCACAAATCGCCGCGACGGTTCCGATTGTTGTCGATTCGGAAAAATGGAATAGTGCCAAAGCCTTTTTTGTCGTTCGCATATGGCTTTCCGCCCTTGCTGTATACGGTGTGCGGCCTTGGGTTTTCCGATTCATCTTCATCCAGAAGCATGGCGCTTTCACCAACCTGCTTGTAATAGTAAACAAGCGTATCGTCCCACACCTGCACATAACGGATGGTGCTTTCGTTCTTGACCGTCGTTTCGTCGTACCAGTAAATCACATGCCGCATGTTATCCGATGCATCAGCTGCGCGGATTTCGATAACCTTCATGCCGTCCGCAAATTCAAAAGCAATCTGGTCATCCTCGTTTTTGTAAGCATACAAATACCCCCATCCGTTGCTAACTGTACGGGTGAGGGTATCATACATTTCTGCCATGAAATCTTCGCTGTCGTTAAAACGCTTGTCAAGCTCAGATTGCAGAAATGGATCGTCGCTTTTCATAAAGCCGCCTTCGTTCGAAAGCGTGTATTGCACCAGTTCATCCGTCAAAAGACGGTGGAAAGGATGCGACATGCGGATATTGCTCTTGACCTTATCTTCTTCCCACTGGTCTTTTTCGTTGATGAAGAAAATTCGCCTTCGTTTGATGTCATGTTCGCCGTCATAATACTGCTGGCACGTTCGCGCATCCTTTTTGCACTGGCTGTATGCATCATTCGCGATAAATGATTTGATTTCGTCGATTGTCAGCATTGTATCACCTCACCACTTTTGCGCAATCGCACGCCAGAAATGCTCAATCCTTGTTACAGGTTCCCGCATGTATTCGTGATTCAGGCAGCAGCTGATTGCGCACTCTTCACGCTTCACAGGCTCAAAACTGCATTCGCCCGTTATCAGTCCTGCCATAAACTGTTCAATTCGCGTCACAGGCTCAAACGTCGTTTTTGTGATTTCCTCGCCCAGCTTGTAATAAATCAGATCAAGCAAAAATTGATCTTTCCTGCAAACAGGTTCCAATACGCAAACGCCGCTAACATCAATTTCCGTTTCCGGTATCACGACGGCGCTTCTTGCCATCCGAAATAATGCTGGCCTTTGATAACTCATATCCATTTTATCCGCATCTGTATACAGCGTGTTCAGTCCCGGAAGTGCGGTGATTTCCTGCGGCGTGAGCTGGATGGTGTATGGCGTTTGTAGCGCATAGCATACTTGCACTGGCGTTCCTGATTCCGATTGATTAGCGAAGTATGCTCTCACTCCATCCGCGTCATAACTGGTTAGCACAGTTTTAGGCAAAAATATATTTGCGCCGTTCTCAGTAATATAAAAATGCGGCACATCATTGGTGTGATACTTTCGTATTAGGTGTGAGCAAATCGCTTCCGAATTTTCTTTTTCTAATTTAACATCAAATACTACCTCAACTCTGATAGAATTATCGTACTCTATAAGGTTTCGTATATTGCTCGAATAATCCAGCGATTTAATGCCATGCAGAACCGTCAGCACACCCTTGCCTGCGTCAAGCGTCCCGCCGTACACGGTCTCCGGCAGGTCGATGTCGATTGTGTCGCCGTCATACGGTTCCCATTCGCTCGCAGCGCTGCCAAATTCCAGCATCGGTCGGCATGTGTATGTTCCCGGAGTCGTATTCATCGATTGCACATAAAACCGCATACCGACTTCGTTCTGTTTTGTCGTGAATGTCGTATTTCTGGTTGTCACTCCGTAGTAATTGGTTCTGACTCCGTTTTTGTCGAATGCACCAATAATCAACCCAGCATTATCAGATACGCCACTAACTGTATATGTTGTATTTGGCAGTAGTGGATAAAGAATGCTCGTTGACGAGGTTGCATTTGTCGCGGCTGATGCGCCTTCTGAAACAATAATAGTAAACGATCCATCGCCATTATTGACAATTTTTCGTTTATTGTAATCCGCCTGATCCTGCACAAGGCCAGCGTCAAAGAGATGCTTCCCGCATCGCGTCACACTCACCGTATTTCTTCCGGCAATCGTCCGCACGTTATCTGGAGAAGGATCGCCGCTGCCCTCCTGCGTCGGCTCCCACGAAAGCGTAGGATAAAACGCCTGCCATTTCGGATAGTACGCCTGTATCATCTGATCCGATTTATAAACATATCCTTCGCATGCCATCAGCAAACGCGAAAGGAAGTGTTCTTCTCGCGTGATTGGTCTTATCATGTTTCCACCTCTTATGCAACCCATCGTTTGCGGGTTATGTACTGTTCGAGCGCATAGCGCATAGCGTCCATCAAATGGTTAAAATCATCAATCGGCACATTCAGTTTGTTCCCGAATTTGTCCTTGTCCCATGTGTAGTTGCTGATTTCCGTGATAAAATTCACGCAGCGCGGGTGAATGATGACTTCTAAATCCTGAATCCACTGGATACCGTTCTGAACACTGTCTTTTCCCTTTTTTGCAGCTCTCACGCGCAGAGAAAGGCTTTTCAGCTCATCAATGCTTTTCGGTTCCGCGCTGTCTGCCGTGATACGCTCTTTGCCATATCCCATTTCTTGCACACGTTCTGCAATGCGCTTGTTGCTCATGCCTTTTTCATACATTTCATCAAACACAAAAAGCTGCTTGTTTGTTTCATCAAGCAGCCCACAGAATAGGGCAGTTGGATCGTTCGTGTAACCAAAGTCAAGGCCAAACGTCGATACAATTCCGGGCCTTTTTCGGATTTCGTCCACGTCAAACGCTTCTTCTCGCCAGCTTTCGTAAACAAGTCCGTCAACGATGCCCCAGCCGCCAAGGCCAGCAACAGCATATCGGCGCGGGTTTTGTACCTTCATGCGCTCAAATAGCCTTTTGTCTGATTCATCCAGCCATTCGTTACACATGTAATTGGTGGTCATCGCCAGTATATCCGGATCAGGCGTCGCGTCAAAGAATCGCTTTTTCAGCCAGTGATGTTCGTTCCACGGGTTAAACGTGATTGTCCATTGCTTAAAAAGACCATCAGGCACACGACCACGAATTGATTCATCGAGGATGTTAAAATCATCCTCGTTCATCACTTCATACGCTTCTTCAAGCCACGCCCAGCACAGACAGCCCACGTCAACAGTGATGGATGTGACTTTCAGCGGATCGTCAAGACCTCGGAAGTATATCTTTTGCCCTGTTGGCTTGTATGTCGCTTCAAGCGGATTCAGTGCAAAAGACCAAAGATGATCCACGCCATAGCGATGTACAGCCCATTTCAGCTCTTTATAGCACGAATCTTTAAGCGTCCTGTATGTTTTACGCACTACAAGCAGGTTTGCGTCCTTGTATTTCATCAGGTTGTATATGTACCATAGCGCCGTTGTTTTGCTTTTCTTGCTGGCACGGCTCCCTTTGCACACACGATAGCGGCCTTTGAAATTCCAGAACACTTTATAGCCACGCCCTATATAATCTGGAAGATAGATGCGCTGGAAAACGTCATTCTTCAAGCGCATCTTCCCCTTCAAACAGCACAGGCATGTTCATATTCATATCCACGCTGTCCGTAGGCTTTTGACCGATGGTGTCGCGCACATATTCAGCCGCGCGTGTATCGCCCTTCATGGCCTTTTGTATCTGTGCAATCAATATTGCGTCCTGCACGCTGATATTTTTACCCTTGATAGAAGCAAAATTGCGGATGCTTTCCACATCCGCAAATGTTCCGTCCTTGATGGGCATATTCAGCAGCAAATCCAGCGTTTCGCGCATCAGCCGTTTTTCTCTTCGTGCCTTGCCGGATGCAATGCCGCCTTTACGTGCAATAGCCCTTTGTTCTTCTTTTGTTCGTTCCGATTGCGGTATCAAATTATCAGCCACATTGCATCCTCCTTTCGTGTTGCTATTCGATCAGCTTTTTTCGCCGTAAACCAACAAGAGCAGCTTCCTCATCGCCATGAAGAACCTGCCCACGATACGTTTTCATTTCCTGCTTTGTGATTTTACCGCATTTATACAGCAGCTTGAGCAGCTTCATCGTTTCCATTGAGCAGCACCGCCTTTTGTCCGGTGAATTGTTCCCACCTGTTGATGATCACATCGACATATTTCGGTTCAAGCTCCATGCCGTAGCACCTTCTTCCAAGCTGCTCACACGCAATCAATGTAGTTCCACTTCCGCAGAATGGTTCAATAACGACATCTCCATCATCACTCATAGATTTTATGTATTCTCCCGGCAATCCAACCGGAAATGTTGCCGGATGAACGCTTCGTACTTCTCCCAATTCAGGATACAAAGGAAGAACACTTTCCATCTGCTTGTATTTGTTTGTTGTATCGCCTTTACTTGAAAGTTTCATGCTTCCATCTGCTTGACGAACCTTTCTGTCTGCTAATTTTCCAATATTTTCTTCTTTCTTTTCCCATGTTTGATTGATTTCGAAAAATTCAGTACCAAACACGAAAATCCATTCATGTCTAATAGGGAAGAATGCGCTTTGCTGACCAATGGAACCGCACATCATCTTATCCCATACATTCCATGCAAGAAGCTTGTATCCAGATTCCTTTGCAATCCTGATGTATTCATCCCAATACTGGAAAATTTCATTCTCTTTTCGCTGAATGCCGAGATTCACACACTGATAATCAACAAACGGCCTGTATGTTGCAATAAATAGAGCGATGTTATCAACATCCAGATTCTTTCCACCTTCATATTCACGCATGTCCGAATATGGAGGGGAAGTGAACAGCATTCTTGCTGTATCTCCATTCATCAGTTTTTCAACGTCTTCAATATTCGTGCTGCTACCGCACATAAGACGATGATTGCCAAGCTGATATATATCTCCAAGTTTTGCTTTAGGCTCTACCGGAATTTCTGCTTCAAAATCATCTTGATGCGTTTCTTCCGGTTCATCTTCCATTTCATATTCAAACCCGAATGCCGTCATATCGATATCAAACAGTTCGTCAAGTTCTTCATTCAGAAGATCAAAATCCCATTCTGCCTTTTCCGAAACCTTGTTATCTGCAAGCCTGTACGCCTTTATTTGTTCTTCCGTCAGATCGTCAGCGACGATACAGGGGACAGTGTTCATTTTTAGCCGCTTTGCGGCCTTGTATCGCGTATGTCCTGCGACAATCACGCCATTTGCGTCAATGACGATAGGCACCTTAAATCCAAACTGCTTGATGGATTCGGCAACGTATTTGACTGCTTCATCATTTTTTCTTGGGTTTTTCTCATATGGGCAGATTTCTCCAAGCGTTTTTTCAATGATGTTCATGCTCCAACTCCTATCCAATAAGCATAAAGTTCTGCAATGCTACTCTAAAGTATTGCGGTTTTGAAAATACAGTAAAAACGAGCTTTTTACATCTTTACTCTTTATTTTTCGGATTCTACTCTAAAGTTTATGTAATAAATAACTATTCCCGCGCCCACCTCGCAGGAGGAAATCCCGCAAACGTCATCGTTTGCACTCCCATTTTTGCATAGAAAAAGCCCGGCAGGGGAATCCCTGTCAGGCTTTAGTCTTTTGCATGATAATCATATCACAGATTCTATGTGAAAAACAATGAAAAATATTCTGATAACTACGCTCTGCGATTCCAAACAATTTGTGCTGCATATTTTGTCTGTGCATAGCCATTGTCAACTTGTGCGCAGCAAACAGGGCACAAAACCTTCCATCTCAGTTCAGAAACACGTTCGTATTGAACATATACTGCTTCATTTGATCCGCAAAAAGGACATGATTTCAAGAAAAGATATCCATTCGGTTTTACAATCTCTTTTACATTATCCATTGCATTTTCCTTTCTGCCCTCGTAACCTCCGGGGCGGGTTGTTGATTAACGGTCAAAGTTTACATTTGAGAACCTGTCTATCTTTTTCTGAGCTTCTTCGAATCTTGCCGGGAACCATTCATTCAACATCCATTCTTTATACTCATCAAACGTTTTTCCGCACCAATAGGATTTGTTGTATCTGTTGCAGTAGGCGTTTGGATCAAGTTCATCGAGTAAACCTTTTTCTTTTGCGTCAGCTTCTGTCATGTATTTCCATTCTTCCCGGTATTTGGTGTAATGTTCGATGCTCTTGAGCGCGTCCTTCATGGCCTTTACGCCAGCCTTTGTGAGCGTACCGCTCTTGTACATCTTTTCGTAGCAATCAATACCAAAGTTCATCGAAATTCCATCGTCAAATTTAACCGTCCAGATATTCTTTATCCATTTTCCGCACTTATCGCAAGTGCAACCGTAATTAGTACTTACAGCATTAAAGGAAATGCTTTTGATGTGTGCCATATTGTTGCTTCCTTTCTTTCGGTCGTTTGTTTCGTTCCTTTTGATGTATACATTATAGTACATGTACATGTATTTTTCAATTTGCAAAACAGTAGAAGATACATGCACATTTCTGTTTATTTAGTACATGTACATATATATAAAAATCAGGTATAATAGAAACATAAAACAAGGAGGAAATCAACATGGCAAAAACTCGATCGGAGATAAATAACGCTTATGCAAAGAAAGCATATGATAATCTAAGAATCATCATACCAAAGGGGCAGAAAGCAACCGTAGAGCGTGCAGCAAAGGAAGCGGGGGAAAGCATCAATCAATACACGCAACGCGCTTTATTGGAACGCATGGGTCTTGAAACATGGCCTGATAATGATTGCGAAAATTAGGAGGAAAAGAAGCGCACATCGGCGCTTCTTTTTATTATTTTTGCTTGTCCATGATTTTTTGAAACTCCTGCAAAGCCCTTCCGTGCAGATACAAAACATTCCTGTATGTATAGCCCATGTCGATTGCGATTTTTTCGAACGTCTCATACTGAACGTATCGCTTGTGCAGAACGTTGTAATATGCTGTTTTATCGATCTTCCGCAGCATAGAGGATGCTTCCCGTTTCAGATCAACAAGCGAATCCACATCATTGTCAATCTCTTTTTCAAGATCAACGATTTTCGCAACTGCATTTCCAAGCCTGTCCTGCGATCCGCTTCCGATGCCACCAGTATCATGCATAACAGGTGTTATGCGCGTTGCTTTGGCCTTGAGCATGACCAGCTCTTCCAGCTTGCTGTCAATCATTGCGTCATAGTATCGTATGCGTTTCAGATATTCCTTTGCTTCGTTCAATTTGAATCACCGCTTTCAATCTGCAGCCGTTCAGCACCTTGTATTTTTGCAATCACGTCTTTCAATCCGATGGGCAATAGCTGCTGGATGTGTTCGCCGTCTGCAAGTCCTTCGTAAATATCCTTAAAACGTGCGCGGTCTGATATTTCGTTTTCCGATACACAGAGATTGTAAAAACCAAGCCGCCTTACCGCTTCGCGTGTGACTGGTTCAAGGCTTTCAAGCGCTTCACCGGGCCTGTACATGCCAAATTTCGCAATAGCCGTGCGAACGTCTGCCCATGCTTCCGACCAGTCTTTTTTCGCGCCATGCTTCACGCCCGTTGCCGTTTCACGAATTTCTGCGATGGTGGGTGACCATTTGTTGGTTGACACCCACTTCATCAGCGCCGCTTCTGCAACTTCCATCGAAAGATCATTAAGCGCGTTATACCATAGTTCCATGGCCTGCTGGTTCGGAAGAATCTGTTCGCGCGGGTAGTATGTCTTCAAGGCCATTGCCCATTTTGAAAATTCCTGTTTGTTCATCCGTCATCACTCGCTTCCTGCCCAATCCGCTGCCAGATGATAAAAGTCATCCAGTTCTTCGGCCTTTGTCTGTTTTTTATATCCTCCTTGCTGGTATGGCTGCGATTTGCCTTGCTTCTGCGAAAGCCTATCAAAAATGATTCCTTTCCATCCGCTTGCCATGCATTCGTCAATCAGATCGCAAACAGCCTGCGCACCGTATTTCATCGCGTTGTTCTCAACCTGACGCAATAGGCTTTTCATTCCCTGTTCCTTGTAAGTCTCCTTGCGTTCCGTCTTGTAGGTGATCCATTCTTCCATCTTCTCTTTCATTTCGTCCGAAAATGCGTATTCTGGAAGCAGGCGGCTGAAAATGTCGTGTGTGGATTCGTGTACACTCTTATTTTTCTTATTCTTACTCTTAATATCTAACTCTTTTTCTTCTTCTTCTGCGTGACATTGTGTGACTGTCACGTGACTTTCACGTGACGATTCAATAAGAGCGTTCTGTCTCGCACGCTGTGCAGCCTTTCGCAATCTGTTCTGTTCCCTGATTTTCTCCATTCCTTCGATGTTCTGGTATTCTTCCCAGCCTGACACCCGGAAGAAGCCTTCATCCATCACGACCATGTTCAGCTGTTCAAGCGCCTTCAATGCAAGCTGCACGGTGTTTTCCTCAAAATCCAGTTCATCTGACAGCATTTTCGCCGTATAAGGGATGTTTTCCGTCAGAAAGATCATCCCTCCGGAATTGCACCGTCCCGCCATCGTCAGCAGCATTACCCATATCAAAACGATATTGTTCCCGTCCGGCAGTCTGCGCAGATACTTGATTTTCCTGTTGTCAAACATATCTGTCGTGATTTTAATCCATTTCACATCGCTTGCCATAGCATCACATCCCTTCTTTCGTGGATTCCGACTTACAGCTTGTTAATGCTTGTTACGTTCGCCTTTGAGCCGGATCGCGTGTATTCGTGTCGCATCAATCCGCTGATACTGTACGCTTCCAGCTCCTTTTTCGTCTTTTCGATCAGCTCCATATACAGATTTTCTCCGATAGCTTCCTTCACAAATCCCTTGAACACATCATGTTCGTATGCTTTTATTTGCTGGTCTGTTACCTTGCGCAATGCTTTCAATTCGCTAATGCGTTTTTGCTTGTACGAAAAAGCAGTCTTTGCACGCCTATACCATTGTTCGCACTCTTTCTTCTTTTTTTCGTCCATCGCTTTGTATTGCGCGAACTGATAATGCATATCTGATATTTCAACGCCAAGCCGTGCAATTTCCGCATCAATTTTGCCATTGTCGTACTGGAATTCATAATGGCACTTAGGGCACGTTAATTGATAGGCCATTTTATTCACATCCTTCCATTATATTTTTGATTGCAGGTACGATAACTTCCCGGCAGATTTCTGCAAACCGCTTCTGCCATGGCGTGTAGTCCTCCGCCATGTAGCTCCACCATTCTTCCGGAAGATCAACGCCACGTTCATCAGCAATCACTGATAGGACAGCGGCGAACTGATCTTTATTGTCATAACCATTTGCAACATCAAGTACCTCATCGAACTCGAAGTCAACGTCCGCATCCTCGTCGCTGTTGTTATGAATATCGTCGTAGGCCTTTCTGAGATTCATCACCGTTTCGTATTTGTCGAACTCCTTTTGCACATGATTCTCGTCGATGCACTTGCGCAGCAGCCAATCTTCATCAGAAAGCCACTTGATGCAGAATTGCAAGAAATCATCGTTTTTATGGATGCATCGGCCCCAATTGTATGAATAAAATCCAATATCGCTGTCGCAGGTCATCTGGCAATGTTTGCAATCCAAGTACATGTTAAGCCAAAGGCAGTCCCCGCCTCCTGTGTAATGTACAACCACTATCGGGCCGTGGCGCTCTTCCGTAGCCTTGCGCATGGTCTTGTCAATCATTGTCCGCACCTCCGTCCATCTTCTCGCTGCCATTCAAAATCTCCACGACCTTTTCCTTCAACTGTAAGTCGAAAGAATCCTTCACAGCTTCTAAAATGGCAATTTGCTTTTCGTAAATGGTATTGTACCTCGCAAACCAACGTTTCGAAATCTCCGTCATCCTCTTGCAATTTTCATTGCACTCGCACGCAATGATGAACATTTCTTTCCAACTTTTCGCATCGCCGCCAAGAAGCCAATGCAAAATGAATTTACGCATCCTGTTCACCTCCGTCCATCTTCGCGCGTTCATTTTCCATCAAGTACATGACATACTTTTTCCAGCAGCTATAATCTCCATAATCAGGGCACGCATCTTTTTCGCAGTCTATTTCAATGTACTGATCTATATCGTTGTAATTGCAAGCAATACAGTCACCAAACAAATCGGCAAGCATTTTTGCGACATCATCAACAGGAATAGCGTTAACAGTGGGAGCAAGGTCAATATCCTGACGAGCAATCATAAAGGAATAACAGCCAAATTTTTTTTGAAAAATAGCAATCAGCTTATCAGCATCAATCAACCGCAAGTGTTTCACTTCTTTCCATCTTTGCTCCGCATCTTGGGCACTCAGGCAACATTTTTTCTTCTGGATTAAAGCATTCCGAGCAGAACCAACCTGGGCAATAATATCCGCACGCATGAGTGTAATATTGCCACACACCATGTTTACTTGCTCTTTTCGCGTCTGCGCAAAAATAATCTTTATCTCTACCCTTGCAACTATCTCTAAATCTGTACTTGCAATCCTTGCACCGCACAACATTAACAGCGTCAACGGTTGGCTGTTTGTTGATCATCCGTATTACATCAAGCTCGGAAAAGCAGGTGTCAGTCGAAGCCCGCAAATGACCGCAGTCGATATATCGTTTAAACGCATCTGCATCAATCAACCGCATTTTTGTTTTTCCTCCAATATCGGTTCCAGTCGTGCAAGTGCATCCGTTGATTTTCTCTGTATTCGCGCTGGTATGCGTTCCATTCGTCCCTGTGCGATTCGATCCATTCATCATGCTTTTCCCTGATCTGCTCATAATGCGAATCCCTGTATTTCTTCTGCCGGAGATACTCTTTTTCGCTTGCCATTTACACCTCCACTTCTGCTGGCATAAAATCTTCAAACGGCGCGATTTCATACGCCTGCCAGCCGTTCGGCTTTCCGTAGGTTTCCCAATCAAGCACCGTATCCGGATAAAAGATTCCGCTTTCCAGCACAAATCCGAAAACGCCGTTTTGAGCGCGTCGAATGGCAATGTGAATCTTTCCCTTCGGCCTATCCGAAAACGCGACAGCGCCGCCGTGCATCGCTTTCAGCGCGTCTTTATCAATTGCATTTCCGATTTGTGGTGGCAGTGGTTGACGCTGCTCACAATGTAGCCCAAGCAGGGCAAGCAATTTATTGATCATTTTTCGTACTCCTTACCAGATAAATGATGAAAAGCAAAAGCAACAATACGGAATAAATCCCGGCGAGAATGCCAACAGTTGTCCATACGTTGCAGAAGATTTTGAATAAAGACACCATGTTACACGCTCCATCTCTTGATTTTTTCGCAAAATCCTCTTTCGCAGGATACCTTTTCGCAGTTAAGGCAGATGTTCGCTTTATTCTGGCTGTCTCGCTTGATATAATAGCCATTGCCGTACGTTTGATTTCCGTTTTGCTTGGGTGCGCACTTGACATATCCGTTTGCGTCAAGTAATCGTGTTTTTATCATTGTTATCACTCCGGTTTTTGTCTTTTTGACGGTTCAGCTTGTCATATGCGTTATACAGGATTTTCCCTTTAGCCGAGCAGACGCAAACGAGTCTGCCCGGCCTTTTGTCATCCTTCACCGTCTTTCTTTTATCATTCATGACTGCCGCCTATTCTTCCATCCTGTAACGCTTGATTCTGCACGTTTCGCCATATCTGTTTTTCACACTGTGCGTTTCCGCGATGATCGAAACGCCGCTTTTGCGAATGTCAGATATACGCGATGCAAGGCGCATCACGCCAAGCTCGTTCATGGCCTGCATCTGCGTTATGCCGCCATGCTTTGCCATGTAGTCAATCACTCTTTGACACTGTGTCGCTTTGCACATCGTTTGCACCTCCAGCATTCCTTGGATGACCACAGGATTTCTTTCCTTCCGTGCACTTTTCGCCTCGCTGGCAGGGAGCGCCGGAACGCCTGAACAGCGGGGGAGCGTATTCCATGCAAAGATCGCGCATTCTGTCTGACAATTCGCGAATTTCCCATTGCGCACGGTTGCAGCAGCGCAGGGAAAATAAGTGTAGCAGTTCACGCGCGTTCATTGTCAAAATCAGATTGCACGTGATTCCCTGAGGAATGATATACCTTGCGTCTTCCTCCGGCACGCCTTCATGGATCATCAGATTATACGTTGCATAACATTCTTGCATCTGCATGGTATACGCCTGTTCCCATCCCATTTTTTTGATAGTTTCAGGCACAACAAATTCCAGCTTCACGCCGCAATAACGCTGCGACTGAACGCTGTACGATGCAAGCCTGTGCCGTGTGAGCTGTGCAAGCAGCACGCGCGAAACGCCTTCGATTCGAAACGTGAAGCTGGCATGCTCCAATACGCTTTCATGACCACAGGACATCGCGCCAAGAAGCGCCGAATTCGGATTTTCGCTTCCAGTGCAGATCGCAGCGGCTTCTCTGCAAACAAGGACTGGATATTGTGTGTGGCTCATAAGCTCTACGGTCATTCATTTTCTCCCTCCAGTTCAAGGTATTTGTTCAGATACCAGATTGCCTTTTTCACGTCCTCGCTAGTATCAACATTCTTTTTAGTGCATCGATAGATATATTTGAATGCATTGCACAGGCAAAATCCCTTCGTATCCTCCAGCCCGATTGCTTCACGCATCACGTCGATACATTCGAACTTTTTGCCATTGTAGTGAGCAGGATGGTTCACGTTTTCCTTCGGAGAATCGACATAAATCATCACACGTCACCTTCTTCCCGATGCAAGGAACGGTTAGATTCGAATCCATCAGGATAACGCTTGCGCAGCTTTTCCACGTTCATCCGCAAAACATCCTCCAGCTCATAGCCGATAGCATAGGCTGTAACAGCCAAATACCATGCTACATCGCCAAGCTCTTTCGCCATGTGTTCCACGTCCAGCGGATGCCCTTGGAACAGGTGCTTTTTCATCATATCCACGCATTCGCCGCTTTCTCCTGCAAGGCCCATCACGCCGTTCAAGGCCATAGGGAGTTCCTTGTTCATGCAGGAAGCCGTGCGAAGTGCTTCCTTCTGGTATTCATTCGGTGTCATGTTTTCAGCTCTCCTTAATCCGTATTCCATGAACCCATAAAAGTAATTTCTTCTTGATTTTATAATCAGCTGTTTTGAATCCCTTTGTATCTTCCACAATCGTTTCTCCGTCCTGCTCATACACAAAATCGGCTATGTACGCGCAGGGACGTTCAACCACTTTCCCGTAAATTCGCTGTGATGGAATCAGTTCAAATTTCACCTGCCGCCGCAGGTTTCGGATTGCGCCAGCCCTTTCGAGCAGACGCAATTCCGAATACCTTGCAGCTTCCTTTTTCGAATCAAATGTGATCCCGTCAAGCGTGACTTTGCGGCTGCGGTACTTGCTTTTCCGTTTCATCGCATTCGCTCCCTTCGGAGTAGTCCTTACAAACGAAAGCGACAAACCCTCCTACAAATACAGACGTGACAATGATGATGATTCCGATAATTCCGACCTTCAAAATCATCTTCACAAGCTCCATCACAAGCCATACAAGCGCGTTAAAAACCATCATGTGCGTTCACCCCTTTTTAGAACGGAAGATCATCGTCGTTATCTACCTGCGTAAATCCCGCTTCAAATCCGTTCATGGTCGCTGCCTGCTGTACAGTCTTGTTTTTCAACGGCTTGTCCTTCGGAATGGTGTACTTTCCGCTTTCGACCGATCCCGTATAAATCGCGCGGAACGGACGCGCGGCCCATCCGGTTTTTCCTTCGTATTCCCATTCCTCGTTACGGTACAGGATGCCGACGCGCTTCCCGACAAACCATGATTCTTTCCAGTCAAAATTCGTGCCGGGGTTCGATTCTTCAAACGACGTGACGAGTCCCTTGAACGTGCTTTTCGTCCATTCGTCGCGCTCGCTGCCGTCATCCTTTGCAAGCCATACGCGCATAACGCCCTTCCAGCGTCTGTTCTGGATGTTCTGCGCAATATAATCATCGTTGTAATAGTCCTTGTATTCGCCGGAATCAATGTCAAACAAAAGGGCAAGCTGATCGCCATAATCATTCGACTGCACAATGGCCTTCTTGACCTTGCACACATACGCGCCAACAGGCAGCTTCGGTCGGTCGGTCATGGCCTGCACGGATTCCCAATTCTGAGGTTTACGAATCATTTTTCATTCTCCTTTTCGTTCATGTCGTAGTATTCGCGGATAGTCTGATCGACCATTTTCAGGTCGTTTTCTACTTTCAGCGGGAACATATCCATCGGACTTTTCGAAGTTGTGTATCCGTCAGATTGCGTAATAAAACAGTGTTCCTTTCCGTCCGTCACGCATTGCAGCACGATGGCAAACAGTCCCTCCAGCGTCAGTTGGTTATCAAGCATCTTGCCCATAGTTTTAGCCTTGACTTTTCCCGTGTTTCCGTCCGTTTCCGTGTGGTGGAGGAAATACACAATCACGTCCGGCTGCGTATTCCGAATCACAAACTGCACCAGATTGTAAAAGTTCAGCGCAAAATCCGTGAATTTGTTGAATCCCGTATCCTTTGCGCGTGCGAAGGATTCAAAGCACATCAGATACTGGCTATCATCGATAACGAACGCTTTTTTCTGGCTCTGATGAATTCCCGCAATGATTTCGTTGTAGTCCGATGTGCTTTTTGTCGGAAGGCGCTTGCGGAATGGAAGTGGCTTTCCGGCTACGTTGAAAATGCTCACGTCCTCCGGATCGAAATTGCGCATGCTTGCGCTTTTCCCGCTGCCGGATTCACCAAGGATCAAAACAGGTATGCCCATTTTATTCACTCCTTCATTTTCCATTTTGTATTGCTCTTGATTTGATTTGTTTTTTTACAGATTGCTATTGCGTTATCATTAACAGTCACATTATCCAGTTTGTTAAACGATACATTCGGAATAATGACCGTTGCGCTGCCGTACGCAGTGACCGTTGCGCTGTCGTACGCAGTGACCGTTGCGCTGCCGTACGCAGTGACCGTTGCGCTGCCGTACGCAGTGACCGTTGCGATGTCGTACGCAGTGACCGTTGCGCTGTTCCACGCCGTGACCGTTGCGCTGCTGTACGCCTTGACCGTTGCGCTGTCGTACGCAGTGACAGTTGCGTTGCTGTACGCCTTGACCGTTGCGCTGTTCCACGCCGTGACCGTTGCGCTGCCGGTTGCGAACCATACCCCATCGCGAACTTCTCGTTCTCCGCCAGATATGGTGTGGTTCTTCATCCATTCCGAAACTGCGTTCTTTGCGCGCGATTCGTCGATTTCAGGGACGTACCAGTCCGGCAAAATATCCTGATCCACATTCAGTTTCCATCCTGTCACGTCACTAAAAACATTTCCATCAGTAGGCGAGATTTCCGCCCTTACAAAAACGCTGCTTGCGTTTTCAAACGTATCTGAGATGTTCAGCTCTTCCAGCATTCTGCTATGTCTATCATAATCAGGCACAAAAACACGGTCTTTCAAAATAATGCAGCTCTTAAATTGGCACATTTTTATTTCTCCTCTTCATCCGTTCTAAATACAAGTGGACAGTAAACGCCAGCCATGTCGCGCGGCGCTGGAAGGTATTCGCCAGTCTTTTTGCAGTATTCGCGCCCGAAATCGTTTCCCATCAGCGGGCAGCGGTAGCAGCAAATGTCATCTTCCGGGAACGATATTTCGCAAACGGCTTTCGTGTAATAGGTCACGCCGCGGGAAAACGTCCTCATTCGTCCTCACTCTCTTCCTGCTTTTCCGAATACAATTCCAAATCTTCTCGGTTCATCAGTTCGCGAAGGACTTCAATCTTTTCTCCCGTTTCGAGCATGTCATAGTACTCAATAACACCAATTTGCAATTTCCTGTAAATCTCGCTTTTCTTCATTGTTCGTTCCTCCTTAAATTGCAGCAGTCGTTTTTGTTGTGGTTTATACATTCGCGCCAATAGTCATAATGTTCTGACACATCCTCGCAAATGCTCACCTCGTCAAAGCCTGTAACCTTTGATAGATACGCAATTTTCCTTTCCAGCGGTAAATGATCATATCCGGCATGATGCACCGTGTATTCGCTGTAATCCATCGGAAGCCACTTTTTAATCCAGTGATTTACACGCAGGAATTCGACGATGATCTTGTTGCACCGGATCGCGTTCAGCTGGTCAAAATCAACAAACTGTGGAACGTAGGGGGAAAGCCGAACTGCAACGTCAAACCCGTTTGCATACAGCGTTTCGATAGCCTTGATTCTTCGCTGCGTGCTAACAGCTTTTTCGCAAGGAATCCACGTCGTGCTTATCTGAATGTGTGCCAAGTCCTTTTGCAAGATGTCCATATACTGACATACCATGTCGGACTTCGTGACTATCAGATAGCCGATTCCGTACTTGTTCAGCAGCATGATGGTTCCTTTCGTCACATGCCGTTCTTCCTCGATTGGCTGGAAGCAGTCTGTCATTCCTCCAAGTCTGACAATCGTTCCGGGTCTGATTCGCTCAATCCTGCGCTCAATCTTTTCAAGGCTTGCGACGGCGGGTTCATTCGGGTTCCACAGCTTGCGGAAATTCAGCAGGCTTTTTGCGTAGCAGTATGAGCAATCATGTGCGCATCCGCATCCATACGTGTCAAGGCGCGTATTGTAATGGCACTTGCTTCCTTCGTTGCCGGAAACCGTCTTGTAAAAGCTCTTGAATTCCTTCATTTTCGCGTCCTCCTGTCATTTTCTTGAGGTCACGAAAATGGTCTATCTTCCAGTTACGGATTTTCGCAAATATCAACGATGTGCTTGCAAAGCGCTTCCGGTATAACACTTCGTTCCTTGCTATCCTTTAGGCCCTGCGTGCCTGTGCTGCTTCCTCGCGGTGCGCGTTCATGGCAGCTATCGCCGTTTTTGCACATTGGCTTAAACCGTGGATTCGGATGATTCGTCCATATGTCCGTTGGTTTCATGCGCGTATCGCCGTATTGGCAATAGGTGATTGTGTATCGTGGCATTCCCTGCATCCATGTCATCTTCCGCATACCGCCGCGCGGGTTCTCGATGAAGTAAAAGCGAGGTTTTAATTCTCGGATAAGCTGCAAAACATGCTGATCAACCGCATCACAAAACATTGCGTATTCGCTCACCGGATCAAGATTGCCCGTTTTCGCGTTCTTTCTCCTGTGATGGCTGATTGCTGCGATGGAAAACGTCGTGCAATCCGGCGATGCCCATATCACGTCCGGACTTCCGAACCGCTCCACAATTTCCTGCGCAGTTACCTGCGATACATCCTTGTACAGGTCAATGTCTGCAAAGCGCCTATCCCATTCAACCGAAAACACCTGATGACCGCGCGTTTCAAACGCTTTCCCGATGCTCCTTGTGCCAGCAAACAACTCCAATACCTTGATTTGCTTCAACCCCTTTTATCAATTTGGGGCAGAAGCAGCTATCTTCCAGATTCGTTATTCCGGCACCACATCAACCGTGTAATAGTTTTCGATGCACTCCATGCAAAACAGTTCATCATCAAAACGGATGGCCTTTTCTTCCTGAATCGGTTCTCCACAGTGTGCGCATCGCGGAAGCCGTTCCAGTTCTGCTTGCATCTGGTCATCATGCCGTTTCCATTGGTCGTAGTTGTCCGGCACATAGTCAATCAATGTTCTTCGCTCCTTTCCGTGATTTTATAATCAATCTCAACGCCCATCTGATCCGCATACAATTCATAAAGCGTGGCAATGATTCGATTCGCCAGCGGAATGCCGTTTTCGCATACCGCGATGTTGCAAACCGTGTTTTCTGCCATTCGGCATTCCTCCAATGCTCAATGGTTCACATAATTCCGCATGATAATTAGCTTAAAGCTAATTTGTCAGGCAAAAAAAAGTGCGTCAAAATCGATTTGGTAAACATCACACATCTTTTCGATATGCGGCTGTTTGGGGTACGTCTTACCAGCTTCCCAATTTCGTAGCGTGCTTACAGCGACATTGAGTTTTTTTGCCGCTTCGATTTGGGAAAGCCCTGCGTTGACACGCGCAGCTTTCAAAGTGATCTTAGGCATTCTCTTTCTCCTTTCTGCTGTTAGCTTAAAGCTAATCGCAGTATTATATTACAATAGTTTTCGATAAAAGTCAATAGCTAAAAGCTAATTTTTTAATTTTTATTATTGCATTTTTAGCTAATTGGATATATAATATAGGTACGGACAGGAGGTGATTTTTTGACAAAAGAATGGTCTAAACAGGTGTTCGCAAGAAACCTGAAAAAGTATATGGATCAGTCAGGCAAGAATCAAAAGGAGCTTGCAGAAATCGTCGGCGTTACAGCACCGACATTTAACGAATGGGTGAATGGTAAAAAATACCCGAGAATAGACAAAATCCAAAAGCTCGCTGATTATTTCGGAATATTGAAATCTGATTTGATCGAGGATAAGGATATTGAAGAAAAGAAAGCAAAGACGGACGTTGCAGTGGATATCGTGTTCCGGCTTAAAAAAGATCAAAATTTTTTAGACGCAGTAAAGCTGCTCTACGATTTGGACGCAGAACAGCTTGAAGGTGTGACAGCTATGTTAAGAAGCCTTTTCAAGTAGGCTCCTTTGCAGCAGCTTTAGAATCAATTCTAACAAAACTTCATCTTCAACAGATTTCATAAGTGACGTAATTTCTTTAATGTATTCTTTCTTGCTCATTTTCTGCACGTCCTTTCTTGCTGCTAATTAGAACATATGTTCTGAAAATTATATTACAAAAATATTTTCAACCTTTCAACACAAATAAATTTATTCGGAATTGTAAGATTTATTCGTATTCGATCATATTTTGAAATGTGGGGGTGTCCCGCACCACCAGCACACCCCCACACTCTGGAAGATAGGCCACTTCTGACCTAATCACAGCATAGCACCGTACAAAGGATGCATCAATACGCATTGATTGCAATTTCATCTTCAAACTATACAAACCGATTCATCATTTGTGAAGGAGTTACACAAAAAATGTTGAAAAAATGCGAAACTTGTAAACATGCAGGTCGCGATTGCATCCCGTTTCTGATGACGCTTTCTCCGGAAGATTTGCTTGCATGGTGCAAAATCCGCAAAGCTGCGCTTCACATTTCCAGCGAAGAAATCGCGGATCAATCCAGTGTTCCGCGCGGTACCATCGACAGGCTGCTGTCCAGCCGGGGAACGGATTGCCGATTTTCGACCATGCAGCCGATTATATGCTTGCTGTCTGGATGCAAAAAGGAAGATTTGGATTGCGGAAAAGAAACGCATTCGAACGAAACTTTGAACGAAAAATTAAAAGCAAAGTATGAAATTATTCATCACCTAGAAGAGGAAAACATGCGTCAAGCAGAATATATCAACCAGCTGCAAGTGATGGCAAAAGAAGATATTGAGCGTGCAAAGGAAGAAGAAAAAATTAGCATTGATTATATGAAACAAAAAGAAAAGCGTCTTGTCATCACGATATATATTCTCGGTGCTTTGCTTGCTATCTCGCTCATTATCATCATTGCTGCACTGGTTATTGATAAAAACAATCAAAACGTCGGTTTCTTTTGGTGAACAGCACGACCAACAAATGGAGGAATAAGGGAGAGAAAAAACATGGAAACAGGTAAATTTGTAGGCGGGGAAAACTATATTGAAGAAGTGGCGGCATATATCCGTGTCAGCACGCAGGAACAAAAGCTGCACGGCATATCGCTGGAAGCGCAGGTTGAAAAGCTCACAGAATACGCAGAAAAGAACGGAATGAAGATCGTAAAATTTTATAAAGACGAAGGTGTGTCCGGTCGAAAGCTGATTAAAAACCGCCCGGCATTACAGGAAATGATTCACGATGCGGAAAAAGGTAAATTCAAGCGAATCATATTTATCAAGCTAGACCGTTTCTTCCGCTCCGTCGCAGAATATCACGAATGCATGAAGCGTCTTTCTGTAGGCGGCGTTATCTGGACAGCAACGGAAGAAAAATACGACCTGTCCACGCCGTCCGGTGAAGCGTTTGTGAATATGAAACTGACCATGGCACAATTTGAAGCGGATCAGGCCGGGGAGCGTATCCGCATGGTGAACGAATACAAAATTAAATCAGGGCAACCGCTTTACGGGTCGCAATGCCTGCCGTTTTGCTATCACGTCGAGCAGCCGGAAGAAGGGGAACGGCACAAATACATTGCGAAGCACGACGAAGAAATTATGCGCGATCTGATTGAACACGTCATGAAAAATCATTCTGTAAGAGCTGGAATGATTTATATCAATCAAAAATACGGTAGAAATTATCTTTATAACTCTGTAATGAACGCCTTGAAAAATGAAATGATTTGCGGAACGTATAAAGGGAATCCGAATTATTGCGAACCGTACATCACGCGAGAAGAGTTTGAAAAGTTACAGAAAATCATTTCCCGTAATCCGCGCACAACAGAAAAGAGAACGTACATTTTCACAGGACTAATCAGGTGCCCGAATTGCGGAAACAGGATGACAGGAGGACAATATTACAAATATTCGCGCCCAAGCAAGGAAACAGGAAAGCGTGAACGTCGTGGAAGTTATCTGGCCTATAAATGCACAAGGGCAAGAATCAATAATCAATGTGATTATAACAATATCGTGCAGGAACAGCGCCTTGAAGAAATGCTGCTGGAACAGATAGAAAGCATCGTTTCGAACAAGAAATTGCAGTTGGTCAGCGTAAAAACGTCTGGTGAAAAGGTATTAAAACATGACATCGAATCACTGACAGCTGAATTGGAACGTCTGAATTACGCATGGCAAAAAGGACGAATCAAGAGCGTGGAAGAATACGACAAAAGCTATGACGATCTGATGGAAAAAATCCATGCAGCGGAAAACGAACAATCAGAAATGAATCAGGAACCGGACTATGAAAAGATTCAGTCTGTATTATCCAGTGGATGGAAGGACGTATACAGTGAGCTTGACGGAGATCATAAAAGAGCGTTCTGGCGCTCGTTTATCGAGGAAATTCACGTCGTGTGGACGAAGGAAGAAAAGCGGATAAAGGACATTGTATTTTTTTGACATTGTAGTTGTACATAATTTTTGCACCGAATGGATCGAGAATTAAATACAAATACAATCAACCAAAATAACGAAAAAGGGGAAGAATTTGTTCTTTCTCTTTTTCTTTTTCTATTTTTAATATTGTCTTTTATTCGGCAAGGCTATATAATATTGTCAGAATTTTTAGAAAAAGGGGAATGCTCATATGAATGATGGAAAGTACATAGGATTAACAGCATCACTTCTCACGGTTGCATACGCAGTTTATATTATTCTGCACTTTTTTCAAACAGGAGCAATCAGCTTCGCTTCTCTTGAATCGTTTGCAGGATATGTTTCTACTCTTATTGTAACTCCACATATACTTTGCGTTTCGATTGCGTCAGTATTCGGATTCGTTGGAGTTTTTGAGTATAAACGATGGGCCATCCTTGCTTCGGGTATTCTTATGGTTTCTGCTGCTGTACTTTTTTTGACTTATGCTCCTTTTGTAGTTATACAAGCTGCAATTTTCTTTATTTCATACGCAAGAATGATTGATTATTGATATGTAAAAATCGGTGGAATTACGCCAAATAACAACAAGAACGGAGAGGGTTATTCCCTCTCCGTTTTTCTTTTCCTACATTCTGCAATGCGTTGTGCGTTGATTGATTTTTCTTCTCCTTTGTACGTCCATTTTGTGTATGGAGAATTTGCCAGTACGGCGTTCACACCGATACCAAGTGATGACGCGATCTGCTCATCCGTTTTCCCTTCTCCCCTCAATCTGGAGATGCGCAGCGTCAGCTCGCTCTCAAAAAGCCCTTGAGAAATCAACAGCCGCTTGACGGTCTGCTCGGACACGTTCAGTATTTTCGCGGCCTGCTTAATGCTCTTATATTCCGCATAGATTTCAGCGGCTCGCTTTGCAATGTCCATCAATCTTGTCCCCTTTTTATCTGGTTATTTTTCCCTTTGAACAGCGGATCGTTATGCACACGGAATGCGATCAAATCCACCACATATGGCGGGCACTCACGCGCACCCTGCTCCCACTTGCGCAGCGTGGAGGACGGTATACCCAAGGCCGCGCCGAATTTGTCCTGGGACAAACCCGTCACCTTGCGAATCTCACTTACAGTCTGCATTATAATCACTCCTTCGGTTGGTCAACGATTTCAAGCGGGACGATGTGCTTGCCGGATTCGTCGCTCCACGTCAGAGCTGGATCGTCGCCGTCATTCGTCAGCACATCGCACAGGAGGACATCCTGACCGTCGATGTTAAGCCATTCACGGCCCGACTCATCATAGGAGATCGGGAACGGGATGTCGACATAAACCTCCTTGTATTCAGGGCAGCAGGGCAGCGCGGAGAATCCCCACTCTGGTTCGCGAGTACTTATGGCGCCGAGATCAAACAGGCAGTTGTAAATTTTAACGATGCTCATGATATTCTCCCTTTCTGCCGGGGATTAGCCGCCCCGGCTCGGCGTGTCGGTCAGATTATTTGTCAAAGTATCTGTGCGCAACTGATCCGCTGCGCTTGAATTCGTTCATAATCGTCCTCAGATTTGCCATGGGTTCCTTCTGTCTAGAAACAGCCATGAAGGAATCAAGGATCGCCCGGGGGTTTTCGCAGCTCTTTACGTTTTCAAGGCGCTTTTGCCAGAGCGTAAGAGCATTGGAGTACTGGGTGTCGCTCGCATCGAATCGAGGGTCAGAAGTAAGATAATTGATACCGAACTCGATCGTTTCGATAACTACGGCCTTGAGATTTTTTGCCCAGTAGGCCTTGAATTCCTCGTCGTTCATAGCGTTCACATTTACGTCTTCCATGTTCCTCCTTTTCTCGGCTGTTTTGCTCAGCTCCTTTAACTGCCTATATTATAACCCATTGGGCTATAAAAGTCAATACCTTTTTCAAAATATTCTGAATATTTTACAATAAAAAAATAGCCGGGTTTCCCCGGCTTTTTGTGTTTATTCGTTTTCTGGTGGATCGGTAGGAAGCAAGAGAAATTTTGCGTGAATATCGTCCATCACGCCGTTTGCACCCAATGCGTGATACTGCATCCAGCAGTTTTCGAAATTCTGCCGCGCGTAAATCGGCGCATATCCTCGTTCGCTCCATTTGTTATAATCCGCTATCAGTTGCGCACGAAGAAGCGCTTGCAATCCACTTTTGATTGCAAGAAGCTCTTTCCCGGTTTTTTGTGTTTGCGATATGAAATATTTGCACAGTGCTGCGATGATTGCTGGAACGGAAAAGATACAAAGCCATTGATATACGGACATGGGCCTATCCTCCAATTATCTTATGATTTGTAGCCAATCGCCAGCCATCCGACCGACGTTGCTGTGGTGCCTGTTCTTGTTACGTAACAATCAAATCCTGTTTCTGTTATGCTTGCAGCAGAAGTTCCTGTTACAGATGTTCCCGGTACTGCTGTTTGTGCTGTTGTGATAACAACTGGCGAATCTGTGTATGCAACTGCAAACGTAACGGCTTTTTTTGTTGGCGTTCCGGAAACTGGCGTTATGCTTTCAGTTCCCCATTGCAGCAAAATTCCGTTCGAAAACTGCACGCGCCCTGTTCTGCTCCCATGCGTAACAGCTCCGGATGTGATAAATTCATCTGCACCGTTTCCGTGCGTCAGTTTAACATTGCGGTCAATCACCATGTTTTTTGTGCCTGACAGATAGCGCCATATGCCGATACTGTGCAGGCTGTCCCAGCATCCAATGGACGTGACGCTTGCGCCGTTCCCACCGTACAATTTGCAGTTATGTACATTTGCAGCCGTTTCAGACGATTGAAAATACATGTTTTTTTCATCGTCCGAACGCTTCGAACCGCCCATGAATATGTCCTTGTAAATGCTCATATCCATATTCACTTCAAGCCCGTCCAGTTCCGAAACTTTTCCGAATGCAACGCCTTTTCCGCTCGAATTAAAATCAAGCAGTGTGAAGGCCGTTGGAATGTCAATTACGCTTTGAGCAGTCGCAAAATAATCTGTCACTGTAAGCCGCACGTCAAAGCTGCTGTCTACGCCAAACAGGCCGGATGCGCTGACTATGCTTGTATTCAGCGCATAAACAGAGCCGCTTGTCAAGGCGTTCCATGTTTCCGTGTTTTTCGGCCTGTATTCGATGGTGTATGATTTGGTGTTTTTGCTGTTCACGGATGAAATTGCAAAATTGATTTTTGTTTTGATGTATGTACCATCGTAATTTTCCGTTCCGTCCGCAATGCAGCGAACGCCCTGAAAACTTGTTATCTTCGGTGCTGCGTATGCAATCACGGTGATTGTTCGCGTCGTGCTGGCAGTGCGTCCACGGCTGTCTGTAACTGTGATTGTTGCTGTTCTGCTGCCGGATGTATTCAGCGTTCCGGTTGTCGGTGATGATCCTGTATAGCTCTTACCGTCCAATACTGTTTTGTACGTCTTGATTGTAGATGACAGCGTTCCAGATGCCGTGATTGTGATTTTTACCTTGGATTTGCTTTGCACAAATCCGCCGAATTGCGCGTTGATGCCGGGAACAGTTTCTGCTATCGTTACTCCGCTGATGGACGGAACGACGGATGAGGGAACCGTCAGCGTGAAATTTTTCGAAACCGCAGAACCAATCTTTGTGCTTCCTGAATACGTCGTTACCGTTACTTTCGCAGTCCCTGATGTTGCGTTTGGAATCGCATTCAGCCAGCTTTGCGGGATCGCGTATGATGTGGATGTTCCAACGCCTGTTGTGGTTTTCGAATAGCTACCGAAAGAAAAAACGACCGTATGCGTAAATGCAGACGATGCACGCGATATATTGACGGTTACTGCATTTGTTCCGTTCACGCTGACGGACGAAGTGACACTGCTGATGGCGGATGCGCGTGCGATGGTATCAAACGTTCCGCTTCCGCTTGCTGTTACATTTCCGTAATACGTACCGCCAAGCGTAACGTTTATTCCGCATGTCGTTGCAAAACTGCATGTTTTCGTTCCATCTGCGCTATGCGATACTGTAACGGTTTTTGTATACAGCGTTTTCGTCTGATTCCCGGAAAGCGCTGACGTGAAGCTGAACGTATATTTTGTGCCGTTGATGGTAAGGCTTCCGGATTTTGACGCGCTGGAATTGATGGTATAGGACGATCCAGTGGAAACAAGCTGTACTTTTGCCGTTACGCTGGAGGTATTATTCGCGACGGATTGCGAACCAACAGACCATACAATTTGCAGACGGTATCCTGTGCGAATCGACTGCTGAATGGTGCCTGATGATGCCATAATCTAACCCCTTTCAGGGCCAGAAGCGTCTATCTTCCAATCAGATTTTTTTGAAACTGATATTACCATTATCGCGCGGCATGAAAGCAAAGTTTCCGAGCTGCAAGCTGTACAAAATTTGCGTATCGGTAACGTACAATTTGCGATTGCTAAAATAAGCAACTTCCGCACCGTCTTGCAGGAAGGAAATGCGGTCGTTTGCGATTTCCAGTTCCAATTCGTTCCCGATTTCGCCAAGCAGTATTTTCCCGTCGACAAATCGAATGTACTTTTTGATTTCTTCAAATTCTGCATCCGTCCCTGCTGCGACTTCTTCAATATCTTGCAAAAACTGGTTGAACTGTATTTCAAAACTGTTTTTCGTCTGCGTGATTTCCGTGCTGACGGAAGAAATAAGCGCGTCCGTATCATCTTTCAGATAATAATTTTCCGCAACGCTTGATTTTATGTTATCTGATTCCGTTTTGATAGATGCCTGCACGTTTTGTTCCACGTTGTAAATCGCTTCTGCGGCCCTTCTGGCGCTTTGTTCTACGGTCTGAAGAATGATACCACTCTTGCCAGAAAGGCCAGCCAGCGCACCGCCTAGGCCCTCTGAAACACCTCCAAGCGTCAGCCTGTTTGATGCAGGATCTAGAAGGTTGATGGATAGTTTGCTAACTCTGAAAAGCTGCCAGATTCCGTGCGGCTTGCTTTCCATCCTGACCATAGTGGACAGGTGAAAAGAAGAAACGGAATATCCAGCTGCCGAAAGATCAGCAGCCGTCAATTCGATGGTTTCAGACAGCTTGACAAGTTTTGCAAGATGTGCGTTTCCTTTCGTCAGCAGGTTTGCAGGTTCCGTCACATCGTCAAAAATGACCGTATTGACAATCATGCCGTATTGTGCTTTCGCTTCTTCGTCAATGATGGTATCACTTCCACTGTTCACGGATTCAATCGTTAGACGAATATCCGTGTCTTTTCCTTCTTCGTCCTTGATTTTCGCGCCTAGGGGAATAACAGCCGTCGCGATTTCCGATCCTTTTCGAATGCGTTTCAGATCGAGCAGGTTTTTCCCGAACGTTACGGCCTGCGAAGAAAGAAGCGTTATATCTTGCAGATAATCAATGTAATTGATATATCCTTCGTGCCGAACGACGATATACCCGCCAAGCAGGTCAATTAGTTTGTTTTGCATCTCCGTCCATGTGTCTGTGTAATCGATATTCGACCGTACTATATAATCATTTGCGTCTGTTACAGTCACATTTCCAACCGTAAACCATTTTGTTTCTTCGACCTGCGCATTGTGTCTGTCTATCAGCATATTCAGGTAACCGCTTACAGTGCCGGAATATTCGTATGGTCTTTGGATGCTGTCCAGCAAAAAAGCAAGCTCTCCTTCGCAGTTGACTTTCTTTTCGTTGTAAAAGCGCGTTTCTTCATCCAGCACGCGCCCACGGAACAACATATAATCATCCTGATACACGGTCACGATGCTTTTCATTTTTTTGATTGTGCTGTAATACGGATGATTCGCAAGCATGGAGAACGTAAACGATCCTGTCTTGTTTTCTTCCAGTTCCAGCGATGGATTGAGTATTTTCAGACTTTCCAGACGGTCGTTGAAGATCGTCACACCGTCACAATATACGCGATACATTAAAGCATCGCCTCCTGCCACGTGAAAGAAATCGTTCCCGTTCCTGTGACGGTGA